ATGGTTTAGACGTTAACGTTCAACGTGTCTTAGATAAAACTTATGTGTGTATTGATGACGTAACAATGGACGTTGATTATCCTGAAGACATTATAGAAATGAATAAATGAGAGGTGATAAAAAATGCCATTTAAAAGTGAAGCACAAAGACGTTGGGCGTATACAAAAGCTGGAACACGTGCGTTAGGTGGAAAAAAAGCGGTTGCAGAATGGGAAAAAGCAACAGGCGGAAAGAAACTCCCAAAATACGCGCCAAAAAATAAAAAGAAATAGGGGGTGTTAAATATGCCAAATAATCCAAAGGCTGCTGACAATTTGATTAATCTACGTGACAGATCTTTAGAAGATAGAAAAAGAATAGCAAAAATGGGAAATATTGCAAGTCTTGAAGAACGAAGAAAAAGAAAATTAATGCGTGAAGTTTTAGAAGACAAACTAGATATAATGGACGCAGAAGGATTAACAAATCAAGAACGTGTCACACTAGGTTTAATTAAAGGTGCAATTGACGGTAGAGCTGAAAATTACAAAACAATACTTGAAGTTCTTGGTGAACTAGGAATAAGCAATAGTAATGAAACACCAAGCGTTTCAATTAACATAATAGATAATAGCAAATTAGCACAAGCATTATATGATGAAAACAGAGAGGAGGAATAGGAATGGAATTTATCAAAGTTCGTAATGGATACCTTGTAAAAGGTTCAAACGGATTAATTGTAAGTGAAACTGAAAAAGTTGAACTTGAAAATGGTACTTTATCAATTAAAGGTGCAACTTGTGAAGCGTGTCGCACTGATAAAAGAAAAGACACAACAATTAAAACTGCAACTTCTAAAAAGAAAAAAAACAAAAAGAAAATTGAAGAACCTATTGAAGAACCAATAGTAGAAGAAACAGTTGAGGTTGTTAAAGATGATAGTATCGAAGAAACAAGCATTATTATATAACGATATAGTTTCACAAGACGTGCCTAACTTAAGTATATTAGGTTCGACACAAAGTGGAAAAACACACGTTATATGTACCGCTTTAATTGAATATGCACAACAATTAAACGAATATGAGAAAAAACAAAGACAAAACCCAAACTATGTGCCACGTGATTATTATGGTGCAATAATAGGTTGGACAACTGATACAATTAAAGGTAACATTGTTGAACCAATTGAAAAAATACTAAAAAACGAATATGGTTTTAGAAATGGCAAAGAATACACTTTAAAGTTTGGACAAACTGATAAATACTTTGAAATTTATAATATACGTTTTTATTTCTTTGGATTTAATACAAAGTTATCATTCAATAGAATTCTTGGTAAACCATTAATATTTTGCTGGATAGACGAAGCAGCAAGAATATATACACAAGGTCAATTACGTGAAAGTTTTGACGAAATACCTGGACGTATGATGAGTTTTTCAGGACACCCTTATTACAAGCGTATAGATAGTTACAATGTAGAAGGAAATCAAAATCACCCTTACAAAAAGAAATATATAGATGAAGGAAATTGGAAACAATATATATTTTATCCTTTTGATAATCCTGTTATTGATACAGAAGAAAAAATAAGAAAAGCTGTAAGTTCATTTCCAAAAGGAAGTTTACGAGATCAAAAAGTTTTTTGCAAATGGGTTGTTGCAGAAGGTAAAGTATTTAACTATGTTCCAAAAATGACTGAAGAAGAATTAAAAAACAATTATATTATTCGTGAAATTGGAATTGGTTGTGACTATGGTTCGGTAAATCCAACAACATTTTGTGCAATTGCACTAGCACAAAACCAATTAACAAGAACGTGGAACTTGGTAGCTTTAGATACATATTATCACGACCCTAAAATAGAAAACGATACACCAACAACAGAGTTTTATTCTAAACAATTAAAACTATTTCTTGAATACTTGCATAATAAATACCCCCATATTCCTATAAATACATTAGTTATAGATAGTGAAGCAAGTCATTTTGATAATCGTTTGGAAGTTGACGGAATAAGACACGAATTAGCAAAGAAAAATAAATTAAGTGTTGATGAAAGTGTACAATATATGCAATCGTTATTCTATAAAGATTTTTTAAAGAAAATAGAATTAAAAACAATTAGATACTTTTTACCTAATGGTGAAGCAGTATATAGTAATCACGATATCGGTTTGGAAGAACTTGAAAGTTATCATTATGATAAATTAAAAAGTGAACGTGAAGGAATAAATGCTTATGTTAAAGATTTCGACCATTACGTTGACGGATTAAGATATATAATAATGGAGTTCAAATTAACAAATCGTGCGCCTGTTGTTTAGGAGGATATATGCAAATAAAATGTAAGAAAACAAAACGTTTTTTATGCAGTATAAACTATGAAGAAATAATTGAATTAATAGAAAAATATAACATTGTTTTAGAACGTCCACTTGAAATAATTATTCCTTGCAAAAATTGTAAGCAAAGTGAAATATATCATATATACAAAGACCACTATGTGTTTAAAGGTAATAAAGAAATAGAAAAAAAATAAGTTGCTATATGCAACTTTTTTTAAATCAATTGACAAATGTTTTAAAAGTGATATAATTAAATTATAGAAGTGCAGTGTGTTTGACCTTTAGGTGCAAACGGAAGCATAAGGAATTAAAACGTACCTTATGCTTTTTTTGTTGGAGGTTTTATGAAAAAAAGAAACAAAAAATGGACACTGCTTATTTACTTTAATGGGATATTATTAAAGAAAATTAAAATCAATGAAGACGAAGCACCACGTGAAAATAGTTATGCTATAAATGTTTGGTTCAAAAAGCAGATATTTAAAAGCAACAAAGTTAATATTGTTGTAAGACCAACAGTTTTATTAAAGAATGACGAAAAGAACAGAAAAACGTATTGGGGCGTAGTTTTAGAAGAAGGATTAGAAATAAAATAGGAGGAAAATTATGTTAGGGAAATTAAGACATTTTAATCCATTACAAGCACCTTATATCAAAGTAAATGTTAAAATAACTAATCCTGGCACAACAAATGGTAAACCAAATATTAGTGAAGAAAGCAAATTTGTGTTAGCACCTTCTGCAAAGAAGATAGGAACTTATATTAGAAACCAATTATTTGGTAGTGACTTAATGACACAAACTGAAGGACTTGACATTAATTGGTTAATGCCTACGTTAAGTGAAGCGTTAGAACTTGCAGTATATGAAAGAGAAAGTTTTATATACATACATAAGTTTGATAATAAGATTTATTTAGAATGTATCAAAAAATGTGACATACACAATTTGGTACAAAGATATGACAAAGTAATAAGTTGTGATTTGATCCAAGATTTTGAAGGTAAAGATGATTATGATTATTGTTTACAACGTCATATTGAAATGGAAAATGGAAACACAACATTGACATTTACTGCATTTAAAAGAGAAAAACAACGTGGCGAGTGGCAAGAAATGTCGTTAAGAGCATTTAATAAAATAAACGACACTGAATATGAAAAAGTATACGAACTTCCTTATGAAGTATTAATTAATATGGATATTGGACAAGATTTCTTTAAGGATAGTGAAAAATTCTTAAATGAAGAAATGGAAGTATACAATGTGTTATGTGCTGAAGTTGTAAAAACACAAACAAGAATAGCAACAACACAACATTATCAAAGTGGTGACTTATACAATCAATGGCAGCCACAATCAAATATGTATGAAGTTAAGACAATTAGTGTTAACGGAATGCAAGATTATTTTACATTATTACCTGGCGATAAAGAACACGCTGTATTCCAATATTTACAAGGTGATATTAGAGAAAATAATTATATAAATATATTTAAGTTTTGCGATTATCAAATAATTCAAATGGCAAACTTAAGTCCAGCAACTTTTGGATATGAAAAAGACAATTATCAAAACGTTGCAAGTGTTGACTTATCAATGAATTTAACTGAAATGACAATAGAGGCTATTAAAAAGCAAATTGAACCACAAGTTAATCATTTAATAATCAACATTGTTAAGTTACAAGAATTATTAAATATTCAAGATAACAAAATACCAAGCGATTTAGTTTGGGATTATGGAAACAATGAAAAACTAGATGATGATAAGAAAATAAGAACACTAAGACAAATTCAAAGTGTAATGAGTATTCCATATTCAACAAGAGCTAAAGTACTAACACCAGTTATCAACAAATTAATTGATACTGATATAAAAGAAGAAGACTTGGTTAAAGGTTATAATGAAGAAAGAGAAGATATAAAATTAAGCTATGAAGAATTCTAACGAGTTTATAAACAAAAGTGTATTTAAAGTTAATCTTAAATATGCAAGAATGCAAAATAAAACTAAAGAGTTGTTCTTTAAATGTTTAAATGAAAATAGGGATTTTGAATATTTTAAAGATAAACTAGAAAAGTTGTGGGGAAACCTAGACCATAGTTTTTTGCAAGATGAACTTGTAGAATATGAAGAAATAATACACGAACAAAACTTAAAAGGAAATGTAATAGAAGAAGAAATAACATTCGAACCATTTCTATCGTTAATTTCCTTAGGGGTGATTATAGGTGTTGAAGATAAGTTTAAAAGAATGAAGGAACGTGAGTATAAGAACTCATTAAAAAGTTATGCTTATAGAAAAGCAAAAGACCAATATTTAAAAACAAAAGTATCAAGATACACAAATCAAGTTGTTCCATATTATAGTAAAAAAACAAATGAAATAGTAAGATATGTACAAATGAGTACATATAATTCAATGGTTCATAATACGAACCTTACAAGAAGTGGTTGGAATGTAACAATGCAAGACGCTGAGTTATTAGATCTAAATGAATTTTGGATACCACCACACAATTTTAGCTGTCCATATTGTGCGAGTTATCAAGGAAGGGTTTTAACAAGAGAGGAAGTTGAAACATATATAGGAACTGAAGCACAAGAACAAGAAAGTGATATACTTCACCCAAATTGTAAATGTGTGTTAACTATATATGACGGAGGAACACCTTTAAGAAGACCTCAATATAATGAAGCACAAATAGAAGAACAATATGAGATAAGACAAAAGGTAAATTCCTTAACATTAAAAAAAGAAGAAATATTAACAGATAGAAAAATTCAAAAAATGTTAGGGAATGAAGATAAAGTTGATGAACTAAATCAACAACGAAACAAAATAAATTCTCAAATAAGAGAACTTAAAGAAGCACTACCTACTGCTGAATTACAAAAGCAAGTAGTTGCAATAAATAGGTAGAAATACCAAAGACCAGCATTCCTGCTTGAATGTCTATAAACTTTAAGTAGGAAATGCACTTCTAAATATGTCGACAAATAGGAGGAAAAAATGGATATATCTAAATATATCACAAACAAGGATATCCAGTTATCCAACGAAGATATTAACTTCGAAAAACTGGAAAAAGATATTAGAAAAGGATATGTATTAAGTGAAGAAGTTGAAAATGCAAGAAACGAAGCACTTAAGGAAAACACTGCACATTATACTGAACTTGAAGAAAAGTATAATAAGCTAGAAAAATCTTACAATGATATTGAAACACGTAATACAGAACTTACTAATAATGAACGTGGGCTTAAATTACAAGTTGAAATGGTTTCACAAGGCTTTAAAAAGGAAAATATAGCAGAAATAAGCGCTTTACGTAATTCTTTATTTAAAGATGAAGAAGATGACGCAAAAGCAATTGCTATGATTAAAGAAAAATATAAAGCAACTTATTTCCCTGAACCTGAAAAAGCACCTGTTATTCCAAATGAAACTTCATTTAATTCCACAACAAAACCAAAAGAAGAAATTAAAATCACAAGAAAAACAAGTCTTAGAGATTTGTTAAAAAAATAAGAAGGAGATAATAAATTATGAATTATACACAAGACGGAGTTTATTCACTAGATTTACAAAGTGTTGCAAAACGTATTTACGAAAGTTTACTTTATCGTTCAACATTTTATAAATTCTTAAACCCTAATTATATTGGTGAATTAAGAACTGCTGGAACACCAATGATTGAAATATTAAAATCTGGCAATGCAACTGTTAATGTTCGTGAAACTAAAGAAATCACTTCTGCATTAACACCTGGTCTATTAGGATATTCAAGTCAAAAAGTTGACTTAACTGAACTTCCTATGGATTACTCAATTAGAATTCCTGTTCTAGTTTCTGGAACAAACTTTATCAATACTTTAGAAGACGCTATGGATAAAAAAGATCAAGCAGTAGCTACTCAAATTGATACTTATGGTTTTGGAATTCTAGAAGATCAAGTATCTGCTGAAGCTGAATGGAATGCAGCTACTCAACAAGATTACATTGATATCTTAAATAACTTAAAAGCAACTCTATTCAATAAGAACGTATATAGTGATTATAGATTAGGACTTGCTGCTACTGAACACGCTAAATTATGTGCTGCTTTAACTTCAATTCTTAAATTCGAAACAGAAGTTGGTGTTAAAGGTGTTGATATGGGTGTTGTTGATGAAGCATACGGTGTTCAAATATTCCCTATCAATGACACAATGTTAGACGGAACTAAAGGTTACTTCTATAATCCACTTGCAGTAGTTGGTGATACATTCTTCGATAGTTTCGTAGAATACAACAACAATTATCCTGGTTTCCCTGGATATTATGTAATGGAAGGTAACATTATGTTCGGTGCAAAAGTTGTTGAAAAAGACGCTATCATTAAATTAGTAGAAGAAATTTCAGCTTAATTAGAAAGGAGGACATATTATGTCTTTCTTTACAATAGAAGAATTTTATAATAAATATTCACAAGAAGTAGAACAATGGCAAATTGAAACTGCTTGTGAAATGATTTATAGCCAAGTAGGGTTAAGATATCGCGACTTAACTTGGGACGCGACTTCTTGCCCAACGGCTATTAAAAATGCCAGTATGGAACAATTAAGATTTATGTTAGAGTACGATATACCTTGTTTAGATAACAGGGGTGAGATAAAAGCAGGTGCTATGGTAAGTAATCTTATTAGTGATATTTCAAATAA